ATGTGAGCCTCCTTTTTGATTGAATAGTTGAACCGCTTTGGCGAATCCTCGCGGCGTTGCACTGCGTATATCTTTTGTCCTTTTGGACTTGCCCCCAAGCTTCATCATGGCGGTGCTATAACCATTACCATGATAACGCTCTGGGTCAACAGATACCTTGGTGGGCATACGAAAGTTATTACCAGTCCATAAACAAGTTTTCTTTTTGTATGCATCCCGAGGCGCAATGTACTCAGGCCATCGAGGGTGCTCTGCGGCATTGTCCTCGATGTATCCCCCATACTCATATGGGTGGAATGAATAGTCAGGTTTACGCCACTTGGTAGCCAAAACACTGACAGGATTTTCTATAAAATATGGGACGCCAAGGTCCTCATAAAATCTGGCACAAGTCATGGCATGATTAACAGCCTCATCTTGAAACCATGGGTTAGCCTCTGCTTTTTTCTTGAACCATGCCGCGCCCGAAACCGCGAGGTCTGTGCAAACAGGGAAGGCCATGCCAAAAATAACAGGCTGATTCATGAAAGGCAGAGTTCTTTTTATATCAGCAAAACTCTGCGGATCATGCAAATCTGCATAGTGATACTCAATCGACCCATTCCCGATCCTGTGATAATATTCTTTTGTGATCTCATGTGGATCATGCTGAATATCAAAGGCATAACATTCGTGTCCGGCATCAGCCCAAGGTTTCAATGCCTCGCCTGTGTAATCATACAAACTTAATACAACGCCCATTAGTCTCCCCCTTCCCTGTGCCAACACTCTTTCAAGTGCGCCTCTTCTGCTACTTCCCAACGCGCCATGAAATTTGTGATCCACTTGCTTTGCTTCGGAGTAAGCTTGTGCTCACACAACAACTCCATAGCATCTACGCATTCAAAACCCTGTGCCTTGCACCACCGAGCATACTTGTCATGTAATCTGTGGATCATGCTCATACGTTTACTCCCTCGATCTTAATGTAAGGAAGAAAAGTTCCATTAATTATATTGAATGTAGCCTCGTAGTGAGTGTACCCATAGAATAACTCATCAAGATACTTGCCATTTAAGTCGATGATAGGACGCGACTCGGTCCCTGCAACACGGTGCTTGCCGTAGTATGGGTCAGCAATCAGTTCCATTTTTACATATTTTAATTCTTGGTGCATGACCCTTGAGAACACGCGCCCTCTTCTGAAACCAAAGTCCAAGAGCATCTTGCCCTCGATCCACACACGCTTGTGTCCACGATTGCTTCCGATCTTGTAGGTTTTCTTTACATCATGCCCATATACAAATTCGTGTTTGTCTGTCATAGTTGAACCTCATAATTGAATTGTTGATATTACACAAGTTAATCAAGAGGATGCTTGTAGTCAAGTTTTATTTTTGGGGGGATAGTACGTCGAGTTACACTATAGGCATATTCTCCAGAAAAAAAGTAAAAAAGTTTTTATCCATTCAAATATGACGTAATAAACGTACTAAACGTACTCTTAAAAATAAACAGTAATGTTTACAACCCTCTAAGTAGCCCATGAGGGAGTACGTTTGGCAGTACGTTAGTACGTTTCTCTGGAGAAAACTCCTATATAGGAAAGATGGACATCATCCGGTCTATGGTTTATCTTGTTGGTAATACACAACGAGGAACATCATGTCGATGCAGGAAAAGATAGAAGACGGGGAAGAACGTGTCCTCACTAACAGGCAAAAAACTTTCGCTAGGTTTATTGTTGAAGGCATCTACTCGAATGCCGAGGCCGCGAGGAAAGCAGGGTTCGCAGAATCAACAGCCAGTAAACATGCATCCCTACTGTTAAATGGCAGGGACTATCCGCATGTGCTCGAGTATATTCAAGAAATGAGAGAGGAACGAGAACGCAGATATGGCGTGTCAACTCTCGGTCAACTCGAAAGGCTGTACAAATTATCGGTTGGCGCTGAAGAAAACGGTCAATTTTCTGCGGCTATTAATGCTGAGAAAATCCGCTCCGCATTGGGTGGTTTAACTGTTGATCGAAGAGAGCAAGTGAACACCATTGATCAGCTATCTCGAGACGAAATTGTTGGACGTTTAGCAGACCTCCAAAAGAAATATCCCCAAGCTTTTGAGATCGAGGGGACAGCAAAGGATATTACACCACATGAGCAAGGGACCAGAGGCGAACTTTTGGAACACATTGAGGTCGAATCTGCCTCCGAAATGTCAAGCGACAAGGATTGAAAACAAACATGGGGGCGGTGTTCCTGATGTACATTTAATCTGGGATGGCTTGCCTTGTTGGATCGAACTAAAGGTATCTAAAGGAAATGCTGTAAAACTCTCTGCTCATCAAGTCGCGTGGAATACAGTGTATTGGGCTCGAGGTGGTGCAAATTTCATCTTAGTAAAGAGGTCCTCTGAGCGTGACCTACTTTTATTTGAGGGGGGTCAAAGCGCCCAACTTGTGGAAAAAGGGCTGTCTGGAACCGTTGGTTCGAGGTTCGTGGGCCCTGCGCCTTTATTCGAAGGTCTGCGGCCCCGACTTCTGGCCCGATACTCTGCGGCTCTGCGCCCTGCGCCCTAGTTTTTTGGTCTGCGGCTCCGCTGCCCTGCGGGTCTGCGGCCCCATGTTATTCGCATCTATTATGCAGCGCAATAAAAAAGGGGCCGAAGCCCCTTTCCCTAGTGTTCTACTATCGCGATTGATTTTGCTAGGCTCGAGCCCTTGCATAGTTTGCAAGCTGTGCATTGGACGCGGCGTCCTGCTTCTTTCGACGCGGGGCAAAGTGTCTCTTTTGTTTTGTCGAGATCCTCTAATCCTGTGATAACTCGGAATGTGCGCCGACCCTCGGACCAATGCGCTGCCGCTTGTTCGTGAGTGTCCGCGCTTTGCATCGCGATATCTGGACGCCAACCGCTTTGATGTGAATAGGCTGTGAAAGTGTCCGCCTCTGCTAGTAGATCCTCCCACACTGACGCGGGACACGCTGCCGGATCCCCGTAGGTCCCAACGCGAACAAAACGTCCGCGTCCCATGTCGCGTGCGCTGCCGGTTTTGTATACGCCACGTTGAAAAGCTTTCCAGACAATCAAAACACCTTGCCCAAGGTTAACGTAGCACTTGCGATTCTTGGCTATTTTGCGGACGGGATCTGTTGTTGGTGTCCCTCGCATAACGCAATCGCCGCAGATTGTAGAGTCTGCGCCTGTTTTGCTTGCCTCGAGTGGGTTTATGTCACGGCATAAAATGTAAGTTTGCACAACATGCCCTGTCTTTTTGTTTCTGTTTGAATATGTCGCGATTACGACAATCGGTTGACCATCCAAGAGGCTCGGCCCATTGTAGATGATTGCACTTTTCATAATTGAAATCCTTTTTGTTGAGTTGAGTTTATATGTTAGCAGAATACAAGTTAAATACAAGTTAAAAGTTTATCAACAAAGCTCTGCGGCCTTGTTGCTCTGCGGCTCTGCGGCCCCGTCTCTCTCTTTCATTGTCTGTCTTTCCGCTGCCAAATGAAAGGGGCCCCGTAGGGCCCCAGATCTTAGTTAAATCTTTCGTCTTCCATCGAGAGCCGCCACTCGGCAAGCTCTCGTTCAGTATGTTTCTGGGAATATCGGTACTTCCATTCCTCTGGGATCTGGGACAGATCCTCGACCTCTATTGAAACCTCGGTTCCGCATTCATCGTAGCATATAGCAGTAAACATTTAAAATCCTCCTAGTTGAAATGAAGGGGCCCCGAAGGGCCCCTGTGATTAATCGGCATCTGCCATGCTTTGGAAAGTTCGAAGCGCCTCGACAGCGGCCTCGCGCTTAATCTTTTTCATGGATCTAAGCAGATCCGTGACCTTGTGGTCGGGGTCCTCGACCTTAGTCAGAACCTCGATGATCCCTTGGACCTCGTTCAGTTCGATTACCATGTTCACCGTCATGGTGGTTTCGTTACAGTATGATTTACGCATGGTGCGCCTCCTCTAATTGAATGCCATTATTGGCAGGTTTAGAGTATCAAAAGACTTGGACCAGGTCAACAAGTTATACACAATTTAATCCCTGCGGCCTTGTCCCTGCGGCCTTGCCTCTGCGGCCTGCGGCCTCGTCTTTTCGCTGCGGGTTTGCACAAGCCCATGCGCGGAGACCCGATATATCGGAGCGCATGGGCGGGGTTCTATTCTGCCATTACTTGTTGAGCTAGTGCCTGTGCCCAACGTGCGATGCTTTCTAAGTCTTTCTTTAACTCATCGGGGCTCTCATAGTTCCCGATGGATAGCTCCCAGGCAGTGATCTCGATGTTCGTAAGCTGATCGCGTACTCTTTCTTTCGTGATCATAGCTCTTCCACATCTGTTACAGAATAGTCTCTGTGTACTGCTTTATGGTAACCAGTACAGTCATTACCCTGGTCTTCTACACGATTGAAAGCAATTTTCTTTGCGTGATCTTTATTGTTAGCAATTACTCTTACAGTGAATCCTTCCTCGTAATGCATAGTTACCAGGTATTCCATTAATCCATTGTCCGGCATTATAGCCTCCTATTAGTTGAAAGATGCCAAGCGCATCACGAAGAGCCCCACGCGGGGGCTCTTGCTGATGTTCTTATTATCCTGGGTATTCGTCCCGCCATGCTGGATCAGCATCTACAAGCTGACCGAATTGCGTGATCTCTCTGGCGTATGTATCGCCAAGCTCGAACCCGCCACCATGCATATGCGGGGATGTTGCCGCAACAAACCATCTAGCATATGGATCGTTTTGTTCTGCGCTAGAATGTTTGTAGGTTTTAAGCACCCGCCACTCCCAGCCCTGGGAGTTCTTGTAAACTGCGTATGGTGTTTCTTTTGTTCTTGTTTTTCCGAATGTTGTTCTTGGCATTATAGCCTCCTATTAGTTGAAATTTATAGTGTCCCGATCATATCAGATTGTGACCGGAACACAAGTTTTTATGCGAGTTTGTCAAACTCTTCGATCAGCTGGTCGTAAAGACTACCTGCTTCATCACGACGATCAGCAAACAGCATGGTCATCATCATCTCGAGCTTAAACTTTAAGCGATTGCCAGTGGATTGCTCCGCCTGCTTTTGCTCGATTGTCTGAGGTTCATGTTGCATATTCTATTCTCCTTAGTTGAATGATGGGAAAGTCCATCTCGATTGCCCCCGTTTGAGGGGGCAATGCAGATAAACTCTATATCCAAGTAAACTTGTTGACCTTGGACTCTTTGGCATACTGTTGCCAAACTGTAGGTCGGTTCTCTTTCCACCATTGTAGGTTTGGAGCCAGTGTGCGGTAGGTTGTGACATAGTGAGCATAACCTTGCTCGATTGCTTCTATGCGTAGCTCATTGCGCTGTTTAGTCAGCTTGGCAATCTTTGCTTCGATCTTTGCTATCTTGTCTTGATATTCCATTTGAATGTTCCTTAGTTGAAGTGGTCGCTTGATTGCTTCCATAACCTTGTTATGGGGGCTGAGATTTAATAAGTCAACAACTAAAACACAATTAATTGCAATTAATTTAAATTAATTTACCCAATATCTGAGCCGGATCGCGCATATCTGAGCCGGATCGCTTGCCTTATCGACATTGGGCGGGGGTAACTGAGCCTAATCGACCTCAATATTGGGCTCCAGGCGAAGGGGGCCCCCCTATATTTGGGGGGTGCATCGCGCTCCACGGCAGCTATTTAGTTGGTGTGGTAAATTTATTCGGGCATAATTTCATTAGCACTTGTACCCAGTGCACAAGCACCTTGGGCCGTGAAAAATCGTGGGTGTAAATTCATTCCAGAATGTTGTATAGAGGTTCTTGAACCTTGGAGCTTTATTCATGTCTACATTTAGGGAACGTTTAGGTCAGTCGGAAAGCGGCGGCAATTATGGTGCTCGTAATTCTGAGGGTTTTACTGGCAAATACCAGTTTGGCCCTGACCGTTTATCAGATTTCATGTCTTCGACGGGCAAGAAGTTCTCGATGTCCCAGTTTCAGAACAATCCTGCGTTACAAGAGGAAGTTCAAGCTTGGCATGAGGATGATATATTAACGTTTGTTGCTGAACAGGGGCTGGATAAGTTCATTGGTCAACAGGTTGGCGGGGTTGTTATGTCTCCGGAGTCTATGTTGGCGATGGCTCATTTAGGTGGCAAGTCTGGAATGAAGAAGTTTATTGAGACTGATGGGGAGTATAACCCGTCTGATTCCAATGGCACACGGTTATCGGACTATGCAACTAGGATTCCTGCAGACAAGGACGGTAGTTTACAGCAAATGGCTCGAGACAGTATGAACTTGGCTCCACAGGTTGCGGAGAAAGATTCTGGTCTAATGGCAGCGGCTCGAAAACTTTTAAGCGGGGGCAACGCTCCTCGGCCCAAGGGTCTTACACCTCCGGGCACGTTCCGGCGTGGTGGGAAGATGAGTCCTTTGAGTAAAGGGATTCCTACAGCGTTACCGAATGCGGACATGATACAGAGATATTCGACACCAGGCGGCATTGGGAGCTTGAAATGAACTATGATCTTGTTGGTAGGGTTATGACTTTGGTTTTAGAGGACACCTATTATGCGGATCGAACGATTGAAGGTGCTCGAAACGCGATACTATCAGCGTTAGACCATGATCGTTGTCTTGTTCATTGGTTGAATGGGGAGGTTGTTGGTTATTGTACTTGGGGGTTCTTCACTCGCGAGGAGATTGACACTGATACATGGGACGGGGACGAGGTTTTCACTCGCAAGGACGGCATACTGTTCTTTCCTAAGTTCCAATGTAGGGCGGGTCGAAAGCAGGTTATTAGATTTATACGAGACATTCAGACGTTTTTGTGTGATAATTACCCAGAAATCAAAACTGCGGAGGGTTTACGACTGTATCCGGACGGTAGTAAGCGTGACGAGAAATGGCATAGGAAAGCAGCATGAGACATTTATTTGGGCCACTACGGCATCTTAACCTAGTGGTTTTTGACAGTGAAGGTAGTGGCAGCGGCGGCGGAAGCGACGATAACAAGTCTTCAACCAAAAAAGCAACAGGCAATTTATCTAAAGGCGCTCCTACAAAACAACTAGGTTCTGTTTCAGCTACAGGTCAGTACGCAGGTGATGGATTCTCATGGGTTTCTCACGGTACAAACGAGAACGGCAGCGAGATGCTTACTCGTACATACACTGGCGCGAACAAAGATGCAGGGTTAGGAACGGCTGTTTCTGTTGCAGGCAACGATGGCAATAATAAGAACAAAGCTAAGATCGCAGAAATCTCTATGAAAGAGGGCAGTCCCTATGCTGCTTCCAAGTCTTCGGCTACTGACGGGGATTTTCTTGAGTTTATCAAATCTGGATTTAAAAGTTTTGGTGCAAGCGATTCTTACGCTGCACAGGTAGGCAACACCAACTACACTCCTAACCCCAACTATGGTTTTACTGGTGGATCTGACGATTCTGGTTCTTTCAGTGATGCGTTTGCAGCGGCTAGATCTGCTGCTGGCGGCAGCGGCAAGACGTTTGATTACCGTGGTAAAAGTTATACTACGGACTTGGCTCCCGAGGTTAATTTGGCTCCCGAGAGCAGTTTACGTCCTCAACTTCGCCCAGAACCAGCGGTAGATTACAACGCGAAGCTTGAAGCGGCGGGTATGGCAGACGTTAGCGCGTTAGATTTATTGGCGGCTCCTGCTCCTGAGAACATGATTCAGCCTGATGCTGGCGCGGTTCAAGATTATTTCACTACTGGCGCGGGGTCACCGGGTTTTGTATCTCCGGTAGATTACACGAAGACTGCAAGCGGCAGTCCTTTTGCGGCGGCGGCACAGTTAGATTTCGCGGATCGCGGCAATACATTCAGCGATAACGAGCGTGTAACAGACAATATAGGTGGGATTGGTTCCTTACCTGGGTACGAAGACACGGTGATGAACTTTCAGAACCGAGTTGATACCCCCGAGCAGCTTGAGGCTAAGTTGGCTGCGCTTGACGAAGGCGGGGTTCAAGTTGCTGAGAACGCAAGTTACGCGGATTACACTCCAGAAATGTTTTTAAGAGAATCTAACTTACCGAACACTGGTCCTCCGAGCATGGGTTTCCCTAGTGCTTTAGATACTATGAAGATGGAGAGTGCTCGTTTACGGGCCGAAGAGCAAGAAAAATACGCAAACAGTCAGGGCACTGGCTACGGCGGTCTTACCAAAGCGGGTATAATGCAAGCGGGAGAACTGGTTACCCGTGGTCTTGAAAAAGGTATAGATTATTTTGATCCGGCGGATCAGTATATGTTCGGAGATGCATTAAGTGGCGTTCCACAATTAGATTCTAGCGGGAATATTATTCCTGAGATTGACATGGGTTTTGCTAGAGCTTTGGGTGCAGATCCAAATCGACGGGGTATGGTTGCGGGAACAGACAATCGAGTAGCTAACTATATCGGAGGTGTCGCGGATAACATTCAAGAAAACAAAGAACAGGTTCTTGAAGATATTAAAGACACCTCGGCTGGTCAGGCAAAGAACCGAGACATCTTTGGAACTGGAAGCTTTGGTCCCGATCCAATGGCTCTCTTCTCTGAAATCGTGTACGGCGTTCCTACTACAGCGGCTATCGTCGGGACTTCTATGTTTAACCCTGTTGCTGGTATGACTCTTGGTGCAACGATGACTACAGGGGAACTTGTTACTGAGATTGAAAACAGGATGGATTCGAGGATTGCTAACGGAGAATTTGGTCCTATTAGCAAAGATCAAGGTGAGCAGTTAAAAAATGATTATGTTCAGCAGATCACGCCTTACGCGGCTAGTTTAGGTGTGGTTGAAGGTGCAACCTTTGGGTTAATGAATAAAATACCGGGCAAAGCAAAATATGTGGCTCCTTTATTAGAAGGAGGTTTTAGTGAGGGGGTCGGTGAAACCACCCTTGCAGAATCTGTTCTTGCGGGTGACGGACAAAATATGGTGTTCACTCCCACGTTTGATCCGGAAGGTGCAGCCGTAGGTACGGCTCTTGGTGGAGTGGGGTCTGTTATGGCTTCGCCCCCAGGATTTAATTCTAACGCAGTTAAATCCGTTACGGAAGGCGGCTCAAATAACTCTGGGATTGCATCAGATGGCACGGTCACCGGACCAGATGGTGGGCCGATTACGGACCCGTCTGGAAATGTTATGTACGGTTCAATCTTAGATCCAACGTTAAGTCCTACTGCGGGTGAGATAGCAGATTCATCTGTTGAGACTGCGTATGACATTGACGGAAGTGCGATTGATCTTTCCGGTTTTGCTCAAGGACCTATCGTAACGCCTCGAGCGGATAACAACGCGCAAATTACAGATCAAACTACTATGATGGAGCAGGAAGCACGGCTGAAGTCTATGAGTGACGGTTCAGCGTTGCTATCTGAGATGATCTTGGACGATGCTTCTCTTGAGCAGTCTGCAACAACAGGTAACGTTGTTGAGTTAGCTTCTAAACTAGAGCTTCCTATGAACGACGCGATTGAGGTTGCTTCAGAGGTATCTGAAAGAGCAGCGCGTGAAAAAGCGGATATGCTTGGTTTAATCGCTAGTGACGAAGTTTCTAAGTCAGGAAGCATAAACGAGGACACTCTTGCCGAGATCAACTCAATGTTGTCAGAAGAAATGGCAGCGGATGTTATTGAACAGGCTAATGCAGCGGAAAATATAGATGGTCAAACGGCCCTCGATCTTTTCTTAGAAAATGACATAAATGAAGCCACGGCTAAACGTCAGCAAGCGGAAGCAGCAGCCCGTGAAACAGCAAACGCCCAACTTCTTTCGTCCATGAGTGGGATTGAACTTGCTCCTATGGCTCCCGAGGTAAATAATGCGCCTCCTTCAGTTCTCTCAGAAATTTCTGATCAGCAGGCTCAACAAAACTATGAGGCTATACAGGCTCAAGAACTGGCATATACCCAGACTTTAACGGAAACTGGGGATGCAATGGCAGCGGAAGCAGCGGGGAACGCAGCATATGAAAACGTTGTGGCTCCAAAACTTAACACTCCTGAGATTGACGGGTCTGTGACTGTAGATAATGTCGTTCCTTTTAAACCGGAGATTGGTAACGTTGCGTCACTGTACGATATTGATGCTCCAAACATTCCAGTGAACATGGATCTCCCCATGGTTGATACTACTTCTCAACCCGTTGATACTCGTCGCCCTGACATGCTAGGTGTTCAGCCTTCAATAGACGCGCTTCCTAACATTGAACCGACTTTGTCGGAGTCGGCTGCGTATTTACGAAGCATTATCGGTGACGGAAAGTCTCAACTTGGTGAAGGCACGGTAGTAGAAAACGATCTACAAACAATCTTTACGGAAGTTGAAGTTCCAGAAAGCACTTCTGTCGATACTCGTCGCCCTGACATGCTCGATGTCCAACCCGCTGCTCCAACCGAGGTAAACCTAGCGAACACTGAGGTGGTAATTCCGAACAATACCGAGATAGCTAACCCACCCGAGGGCGTTACGATCAATATCGAAGACGATGTTGCAGGAATGAAGACGGTAGAAGAAGTTCCAAAACTTCTAACAGACGAAACTGTCAACAATGTTGCAGCAGAAGTCCCTGTGGAAACTGTTACAAATACTAACAACCCGTTTGTTCCGTATAATACTGCGTATGTTCCTCCAGAGGGAGACGATAACGATGATCCTGTGACTCCAACGTTTACTGAAACAGATGACGGGGTAACCGTTGGTCTACCTGTAGACACGGGCGGCGGCACTGTAGCTCCTGCTCTTGGCGTAAATGTTTCTGGTGATCCTGTTATGGAATGTCCAGAAGGGTACGAGCTTGTGGATGCACCTAACGGTCCTACCTGTGTTAAGATCGAAGAGTCGTATCGATTACGAGCGGGTGCAGGTACTAGACCATACACAGGGCAGACTATACGTCCTGGGGACACGGGCCCCGGACAACGAAGACAACAATACGATAGAAGGACCTATACGGCGGCTACATCTAAATGAACTTACAAGCACTACCAGAAGAAGCGTTAAAAGAAATCTTGGCCTTAACCGAGGCCAAGAAACGCATGGATTTAAGGGAAGAGGCTCACGAAAGCTTCATGCCCTTTGTCCACCATGTGTATGATAATTTCATCGAGGGCCGTCATCACCGGATTATTGCCGAAAAACTTGAACGTGTTGCGCGAGGAGAACTCAAGAGATTGATTATCAACATGCCTCCGCGTCATTCGAAGTCTGAGTTTGCATCCTACTTGATGCCTGCTTGGTTTCTAGGTAGAAATCCTAAATTAAAAATCATCCAAGCTACGCACAACACTGAGTTGGCAGTGCGATTTGGACGTAAAGTGAGGGATTTAATCGATGACCCTGAGTACAAAACTATATTTCCGGATACAAATCTTAAAGAAGACAACAAAGGAGCGGGTACTTGGGGCACGGACAAGGGTGCGGAGTATTTTGCGGCGGGTGTGGGCGCTGCCATCACGGGTCGTGGCGCGGATTTACTCGTCATTGATGACCCGCATTCGGAACAAGATGCGTTAAGCTCCACTGCATTCGACCATGCATACGAATGGTACACCTCTGGACCTAGACAGCGTCTACAGCCGGGTGGTGCGATCATAATTGTTATGACCCGTTGGGGTAAGAAGGATTTAACAGGCAGATTACTGGCCCAACAGGGCAGTGATGTCATGTCTGACAAGTGGGAAGTTGTAGAATTTCCTGCAATTATGCCTAGTGATAAGCCGTTGTGGCCTGAGTTCTGGGAAAAAGATGCGCTTTTATCTATCAAAGCGTCTTTGCCCGTGGGAAAATGGAACGCTCAGTGGCAGCAGAACCCCACAGGGTCTGAATCTGCTATTATCAAACGAGAATGGTGGAACCGTTGGGAAGAGGAAAAGATCCCTCGGTTGGATTATGTATTGCAGTCTTATGATACAGCGTTCTCCAAGAAAGAATCTGCCGACTATTCCGCAATTACTACTTGGGGTGTGTTCAAACCAGAAGAAGGTGGCCCAGATCACATTATTCTGTTAGACGCACAAAGAGGACGCTGGAATTTTCCAGAGTTAAAAGATCAGGCTTTCGAAGAATACGAATACTGGGAGCCGGACATGGTTCTGATCGAGGCAAAAGCTACAGGTACGCCTTTGATTCAAGAGCTAAGACTTAAAGGTATCCCTGCACTGGGGTTCTCCCCAGGTAAAGGGAATGATAAAATTAGCCGGATGCATATGGTAGCTCCTATGTTTGAATCAGGAATGGTATGGGCTCCGGACGATAAGAAATTTGCAGAAGAAGTCATTGAAGAAGTAGTTTCATTTCCCAATGGTGACAATGATGACTTTTGTGATAGTATGACTTTAGCACTAATGCGTTTTCGACAAGGCGGGTTCATTTCGTTAGACGGAGAAGACGATGGGGATGACTTCGTCCCTCGTAAACGGGAGTATTATTAATGGCCTTGCCACCACGCCCAATGGGCCCAGTTGATTCTGGAATTAGAATGGAAGATATGCTGCCTACAGAGGCGTCTGTCGATGTAGATGTAATGCAGCCAGAAGAATTTGAAGGCGGAGCCGAAGTTCTCGATGACGGTCAGGGCGGAGCTATTATCCAATCCTTGATGGAATCAATGGAAGGTGTTGAAGTTGAGATCCCTCTAGAACATGACGCCAATTTAGCAGAAGAACTGGACGAAGCCTACTTAGGTGAGTTGTCTTCGGATCTTCGCGCCTCATATGAGGATGACTTGGAGTCTCGTTCCGAGTGGGAAGAGGCGTATACTAAAGGTTTAGATCAGTTAGGTATTAAACAACAAGAGCGCACACAGCCTTTCCAAGGTGCGTCCGGTGTTACTCACCCGTTGATTTCAGAAAGCGTAACTCAATTCCAAGCACAAGCATATAAAGAGCTTCTCCCTTCGGGTGGCCCAGTTAAAACTCAAGTCTTAGGTCTGCAAGATCAGGCTCGAGAAGATCAGGCCACCCGAGTTAAACACTTTATGAACTATCAGATCATGGAAGTTATGGAAGAGTTCGATCCGGATATGGATCAACTGTTGTTTTATTTGCCGTTGTCGGGTTCTTGTTTCAAGAAAGTCTGGTTCGATAATTCTAAGCAACGGGCTGTGGCGCAGTTTATTCCTGCACAAGATCTTGTTGTTCCTTACGCCGCATCTGATTTAGCTACCGCTTCTAGGGTTACCCACGTCTTGAAGATGGATGCTAATGCCATCCGTAAAATGCAGATTGCAGGTATATACCGTGACGTAGAGTTAAGCACCTATGAAGGCGATGATGATGAGGTCCGTCAAAAAGTTGATGAGATCCAAGGCACGTCTAAGACATACATGGACGATGTCTACACTATTTTAGAGATGCATGTTGATTTGGACCTAGAGGGTTTTGAGGACATGTCTCCTACGGGAGAACCGACAGGTATTGCTCTTCCTTACATTGTTTCTGTTGACGAAGGCTCTGGTCATATTCTTTCTGTTCGCCGGAACTTCCAAGAGGATACTCCTTTAGCGAAGAAGCAACAGTATTTTGTTCATTATAAGTTTATGCCTGGATTAGGATTCTACGGCTTTGGTTTAATCCACATGATTGGTGGTTTGGGCCGCGCAGCTACAAGTATTCTTCGCCAGTTGATCGACGCCGGAACCTTGGCTAACCTCCCTGCTGGGTTCAAGGCTCGGGGTGTAAGGGTTCGCAATGACGATGAGCCCTTACAGCCCGGAGAATGGCGAGATATTGACGCTCCTGGTGGCAACATCAGGGATGCTATTATCCCGCTCCCGTACAAGGAACCTTCCGCAACCTTACAAAACCTACTTGGGACGCTCATAGAAGGCGGTAGACGCTTTGTTCAGCTTGCTGACCAGCAAACAGGTGATACCAACGCCAACGCCCCTGTAGGGACCACTGTGGCGCGTCTAGAGCGCGGCATGAAAGTTATGTCTGCGATTCACAAGCGACTGCATTACGCTCAGAAGCAAGAGTTTAGAGTTTTAGCTAGAATCTTTAGGGACAATCTTCCTCAAGAATATCCATATGATGTTCAAGGTGGAGATCGTATGATCATGGCTGCGGACTTCGATGATCGAATTGACGTAGTTCCTGTAAGTGATCCAAACATCTTCTCTATGGCGCAACGTGTAACTTTAGCTCAAACGCAGCTACAGTTGGCGCAATCAAACCCAGAGATGCACAACCTACATGCAGCATATAGACGTATGTATCAGGCACTAGAAGTACAAAACATAGATGAAGTTCTTCCTCCTCCTCCTCAACCGGAGCCGTTAGACCCTGCGATTGAGAACGCTAGGGCGTTGATGGGTGAAATACTTACAACTTTTCCAGATCAGGATCATGATGCCCACATCCGCATTCACTTAATGTTTATGCAGACTCCTTTGGTTTCTACTTCGCCACAGGTCATGGGTACGTTTTATGCTCATGTGATGGAACACATCTCTCAAAAAGCTCGTCAGATGGTTCAGTTCGAGATTGCTGGTATAATCCAACAGGCGCAAGCTTCTGCAAATACTGGTAAGATTGATCCTCAAGCTGCTCAAGCTCAGATTGCAAAAGTCCAACAGGATATGCAGAACCCTGCTGAAATGGAAAAACTAATCTCCATGCAGACAGAGCAGTTAATAACTGAAGTTATGCCTCAGATGATGCCGCAGGGTAACAGTCCAATGGACGATCCTCTTGTACAAATTCGTATGCAGGAACTTGATCTGAAGCAAAAAGACCTTCAGCGCAAGACTGAAGAGGATCAAGGACAGATGCTTGTAGAGCTCCAGAAAATGGAACAACGCGCTACTACAGACGCTGCAAGGATAGAAAGCCAAGAGGATATTGCGGAACAACGTAACGAAGTTAACCGCGAAAGAATCGATGTGCAGCGAGATAAGATGAACAGGGGGTAAGATGAGCAAGTTTAATGGGATTCGCTTATTTGCAGCACTGTTCTTTTTCATTGCTGTGGGAAACGCTGTCTTTGCTGATGATGATGTAATAAAAACGGACACTAACAGCACTGTTACGTCTACTGGTTCGATGGATACTACTGTTAAAAGTCCGCCGCCTTCTGCGATTTCTCCCCAGATTAGCAATAGTAACTCAGATTTATGCACGGTAGGTGTAGCTGGTGCTGTGCAGACACAGATACTTGGTATCTCAGCGGGGCGCACTGTCAGAGATATGAACTGTGAGAAACTAAAGAACGCCAAAACTATGTACGATATGGGCATGAAAGTTGCTGCCGTATCCGTCATGTGTCAGGACGAAAGAGTGTTTGAAGCCATGCTCAACGCGGGGACGCCCTGTCCCAAGGATGGGTTGGTGGGAGACAAAGCTAGGCTGGCATGGGAAATGCAAGCTGTTGATGATCAAATTAAATATGAACAGAACAACCCAATGAGAAAGATTTTCAATGAAGATGTTGAAACTAAATTGGGCTTGGGCGTTATTTTTAGCACTCTGGCCTTCTTATTCCTCATGTGATCCCTATAGCTATGGGGCAACAGGGAACGCGGCGTCCACAGCACTAAGCTGGGGGATGGGTTCTGTTCTGCCTGATGTCCCAGGGCTTGATATAAACGGTCTTCTTTACAGATACACCACTGTGAAAAACCCAGAGGATGATATGAAAGTTCATGTTAGCAATAAGAAGGCTAACGCAAGTGGCTATATCTTTCGAGAAACCGACGATTGGTCGGGAGTTCCCGGCAACACTATTGTCAAATCGTTTCCCCTCGCTAACATTCCAGCTACCCAATGGGGTGCAGGTTCGATTGACATCGAAGGCAAAGGCTCGGTCAAAAACGCTGTGGTTATATATAGCTATAGGCTCGACGAGTGCTTTGACCCGCAGTCCAACCCGAACTGTCCGGGGTATGTAAAGCCTATGCCTAAGATACCAGAGG